GATGGCTCTCTGGCCACTCAGGCAAGGCTCACCTCGGTGCGTGTTGTATGCAATAACACTCTGCAGATTGCCGCTGGCTCACGCAATGGTGACGTCGTCAAAGTTCGCCACAATTCGGTCTTTAACGCGGCTCATGTCAAAACTTCTCTTGGCGAGTTCAACCGTGCCTTCAAGGACTTCGAGGCCACCGCCAAGCTCCTGGCCAAGATCAAGATTGATTCCACTCAAGCAATGGGAGTCTTCACCAAGATTCTCGGCGGCGACGATAAGAAGCCAAGCCGTGCTGCAGCTCGAGCACTGGCTCTCTTTGAAGGTGCTGGCATTGGTGCCAACTTGGAATCATCCAAAGGTACTGCCTGGGGTGCTCTCAACGCCGTCACTCAATTGATGGATTGGGAAACAGCTCGCACACCAGATGCTAGAATGGCAAATGCCTGGTTTGGCGGCGGTGTTAATGTTAAGGCAAAGGCTGCAGAAGAATTGCTGACTCTTGCATAAATTTGTTTACTTTCCCTGGCGAAATTGTATTATGGCTCATGTGGCAAGCAACACCGCCACATGACCAACTGATTATTGAAAGGAATGACCATGTCACAGATCGCAAGCAATGTCCGCATCAACACCTCCGGCGACCCGTTCAAAGTTACGCACGATGTCGTGGTTGAGGTTCTTGAAAATGGCCAATGGGTCAAGCACGCCGGCTTCAACTCCCTTTCCAATGATTACGCTTACAGCTCGGCCAACGAGGCTGCTTTGGCGTATGCAAGAAAGCACCCGGTTCTGCCACCCGAGCGTGTACACACCTTTGGCAAGCTGGTTGGTGCCAACCTGGTCTATCGTGAGTACGAGACTTTCATCTCCGATGGCGCCACTTTGTTCCCCCAACTGGCTTATGTAGCCTACGAAAAAGGTGCTTGCGGCGACGATCCTCATGCTTATGGCGCCACTCCTGAAGAAGCTGTTGCCAATCTCCGCGAAATACTCGAGGACTAATCCTGGCCCTTCGGGGCCTTTTTTGACTATTGAAAGGAACTACCATGGATACCAATCGCACCTTCACTCTGGCCCAACTGGATGCTCTGTGCCACGCCCTTGATGACTATATGGCTCTTACTATTGATGAGCACTTTGAGTTGCATAAAGGTATGACAACTGAGTTCAAATCAGTTCGTGACCGGTTGATGGCCAACTACACGCCAATCGAAGCTCGGATTTACGCTATGAAAGTTATGCAGCAAATTCCTATTACAATGGAGTAATATGGTGTATATTTGTTCTGTTGTCCACTCGTCCACTTGTTGTTGATTATTGAAAGGTAGGCATATGAATATCTTCTATCTCCACCGTCTAGCCCCTGTTGCAGCAGCTATGCATTGCGACAAGCATGTTGGCAAAATGCTTATCGAGTCCTGCCAACTCCTAGCCACGGCTCATCACATCCATGGCAATGGCCATGCAGTATCCTACAAATCCACGCACGTCAATCACCCCAGTGCCATCTGGACTCGCCAGTCCCGTTTGCACTATGACTATGTCGTTACATTAGCCACGTACCTTGGCCGCGAATTCTTTGTACGTTATGGCAAAAACCATAAGTCACGCGACGTGCTTGTTGCCGAGCTACTCAAAGCTCCACCTGCCATGTATGACATGCCTGCTACATGGTCCGACCCACCCCTAGCTATGCCTGACCAATACAAATCCAATGACGCTATCGAATCCTACCGTCGTTACTACGCTTCTAAGTCCGCAACCATGCCCATGCTTTATCACCGTGGTGAGCGACCCATGCCAATCTGGCTCAGTGACTATATCAATGAGCATCAGTCTACTGCCTTGGAGGCCGCATGAGTCTCTATCGCATTGAGTGTGTAATTCTTGTCCATGGCGATAATCTTGATGATGCTGTGGAAGAATTTGAACACCAATTAAATCTCATAGATAAGCATCTTAATCTTCTTGCAGATATACGTATTATTAGTGCTGAAGAAGTTGAGGAGGCCGCATGACGACTTTTGAACAAGTTGGTGAGTTCCGTAAAAAGATGGGGCTACCGACATCCACATTTCCTCATTTGCTTTCACCTGAAGAGTCGTCCTATTTTGTGCGATTCATCCTTGAGGAAATTTCTGAGTACATGAAAGCTTATGAAGAAAACTCTTTGGTTGATGCTGCTGATGCCATTGTCGATCTTGTGTATGTTGCTCTTGGTTGTGCTCATGCAATGGGCCTACCTTTTGATGCGTTATTTGAAGTGGTACACGCGGCAAATATGAAAAAGCAACCGGCAGATGATTTCATACGCTCTACTCGAGGTCGTCAATACGATGTGGTTAAGCCTATTGGCTGGACTGGCCCTGAAGGCGAGATGATCGCCATTCTCTCACAATACAAAGGTGGCGAATGAAAATCTCTGACCTAATTGATAAGTATGTCGAAACCAAAGCTTTGAAGGAAAGCTTAAATGAGGACATCAAAAAGGCTAATGAAAAGTTGGCCGCAATTGAAGCCGACATTATGGAACAAATGGCTCTTGCAGGAATTACGCAAGCCGCGTCGGAAAAAGCAAGCTGCACCATGCGTGAAACGCATCATCCATCCATTGAGGATTGGAACGCCTTCTACGATCATGTTGCAAAGACAAATCAATTTGAACTTCTTCACAAGCGTTTATCCTCTCAAGTCTTCCGTGAGCGGTGGGAGGCTGGAGATCTTATCCCCGGTACGAAAATGTCTTCCGTCTGGGAACTTTCCGTTCGTCGCAAGTAACTCGTTGAAAGGAGCCATCATGGCCAAAACTAATAATGCTGTTGCACTGTATGAAGACCAACTGGCCGCTATGGCCACAGAGAATGTCAAGGCCGAGCAGTCTGGTTTGACAGCCACGTATCTGTCAACCAAAGGTGGTGTCCTAACTTACCGCGGTGACCCGATCACTGGCAATAAACTGGCATGCGTTATTCTTGCTGCCCCTATTGAGCGTCTCTATTACGCCGACAGATATGATCCTACTAAAGTTGTAGGCCCTAAGTGCTTTGCCATTGCCCCTATAGCTACCGGCATGGGACCTGCAGCAACTGCGGAGGCACCACAACATGAAAACTGCGAAGGTTGCCCACAAAACCAGTGGGGCTCGTCACCAACCGGTGGCAAAGGCAAAGCCTGCCGCGAAACACGCCGACTCCTCCTTATCCCAGCAGATAGCATTACCACTGCGGAGTCTGTGGCTGCGGCAGAGATCGCGGCGCTTCGACCGCCGGTCACCAGCATTAAGAATTATTCCAACTATGTACAAACAGTCGCCGCAACGCTAAAGCGCCCACCTTTGGCTGTCATTACTGAGATTGCTGTTGTACCGGATCCTAAGACGCAATTCAAGGTGACCTTCAGTATGGTCAAGGCGATTGACGATCCAGCCATTGTGCAGGCAATCATCAAACGCTCTCAGGACGAGGTCCAAAGGGCTATTGAGACGGCTGGTCAAATGGATGATGATCAACCCGCTGCAGTGCCTGCAGCTGAGTCAGATCGTTTTTAATTGGAGGCTATATGGCCTTTATTAGTGTTGATGTGCATCTCGATGAGTTTTCAGACGAGGAGCTCATGGAAGAAATGCGACTGCGTGATCTACATTTCTTTGATGCTAAGAAATTGTACGATGTTTACGCAACAAAAGGCAAAGAAGCTTTTTATGATGCAGCCAAGCGTTTTGTAGAAGATAAGACTGGTCGCATTATGGTGTGAGTTACGGGGGAAAGCGGATGCTGCCGATTTGATTACTTGGTCTGTGATCAAGGCAGACGCAGCGAGTACCCCACCTTCTCTTGAGGATTGAAATGAAAATGTTTACACTAATCATCGTATGTACGATGCTGGTGAGTTGCTCATCAACATCCAACCCATCGCAGGCTTTGATACTTGATAAAGAAATCAATGCCATGAGTCGTAATGAAGTCATCATTGCAGTAAAGGAATGCGAAGTTAGCCGCATGCGTGCTGTATTGGTCATGGGCAAGCGTAAAATTGGTAACCACACGACTGACGTGGTGGTTGATGTTACTTGTGCCCCTCTTTATTTCTACTAATGACACCTATATTCCTTGACTTTGAAACAGAAGGCATCGAGGCTCGCCCGACGTATCCGCCTAAACCGGTGGGTTTGGCTGTGCATGATCCTACAGGTCAGTTTACTGATGGCTATTTTGCTTTCGGTCATATTACAGGTAATAACACTACTTTTGACGCCGTAAGGCGTATGATGGGAGAAATGTATGATTCAAATCGACCGCTATGCTTTCATAACGCCCTATTTGACTTGGATGTCGCTAATATTCATTTTGGCCTGGCTATCCCCGACGCATCTAGGCTACACGACACTCTCATTCTTTCTTTTCTCTACGATCCACATGTACCTTCATTATCGCTCAAAGATCTCGTGGTCCACTGGAGCCTTGCCCGCCCAGAAGAACGAGATGAGCTTAAAGAATGGATCATTAATAACGTCCCTGACGCTAAACGAAAAAAGTCCCAATGGGGCGGCCACATCAGCAAAGGACCCGTCGAGCTGGTAGGTCGTTATGCTATGGCAGACGTGCGGCTTACGGCGCAGTTATTTGACTTTACCGCTTCCCACGTTTTGCCGGCTCAGCAGGCGCCATATATACGTGAACTTGAATTGATCCCATTGTTGCTTGAAAACTCACGTTTAGGTGTTCGAGTTGATGTGGCTGGGTTAGCAGCAGCAAAAGAGCAGGCCATAAAAGATATTGAGGCTTGTAATGTTTGGGTTCGTGCATTGTTGAATTCTCCTGAATTGAATGTCGACAGCGATTCTCAGCTGGTCGAAAGTATTTATCAATCGGAGTATTGGGACAAAAATAAAACCTGGCCTATCACAGACAAAGGCCAGAAACAAGCCACCAAAGAAGCACTAGAGGAGATGCTAACTCATGAGCGCTTGCGAGATGTCCTCAGATATCGTGCAAATCTATCTACATGTCTCTCAACTTTCATTGAACCTTGGCTATCATCGGGACAACATACCGGCCGCATCTATACCAATTGGAACTCGGTTAGAGGTGAGCGTGGTGGAACACGGACAGGACGGCTTAGCAGTACTCCTAATTTCCAAAATGCACCTATACGATACCCAAAAGTAAACTTGCCATCTGAATTAGATGTGGCACCCTTACCATTGGTTCGTAGCTTCATTCTACCGGATGAGGGCCATAAGCTGGTTGCATGCGACTTCAATGCTCAAGAGTTGCGTATCTTTGCTCACTTTGAAGGCGGCAATTTGATGCAACAGTACCAGCAAGATGCTCGTGCTGATTTGCATACTTACGCAGCCAAGATGATGACTGAAGCATCTGGCCGTGAGGTTAGTCGTACTTACTCAAAAGGCGTCTCGTTTGCAATTCTGTATGGGGCTGGCCCTAAGAAAATCAGTGAGATGTTGGAGATTGACTACGACTTGGCCAAGACATTGATGGATGCCTATACCACAGCCGTGGCTCCGGGCCTCAAGGCGATGCAAGCTACCATGAGGACAAGGTACAAATTGGGCCAACCTATCAAAACCCTTGGCGGGCGTCTGGTCAAAATGGAGCCACCTAAGATCATCAATGGCCGTCTACGAGAGTTCGATTACAAAGGCGTTAATCTACTTATTCAAGGCTCAGCGGCTGATCAGGCAAAGGCAGCCATGCTACTATTCCAAAAGACACGCCAAGATAGTCGACTGCTTTTAAGTGTGCATGACGAGCTGGTTATCTCAGCCCCTGAGGATGCGGTAGAGCGTGAGGCAGAATGCTTAACACAAGCTATGTGTAATGCTTTACCAATGGATGTGCCTATGGTGAGTGACTACAAGGTTGGCAACAGTTACCAGGAGACTAAATAATGCGTAGTTTTTCTCACTCTTCCATTAAAGTTTATGAGGAATGCCCTTACAAGTATCGCTTGACTCGTGTTGATGGCCTCAAAGAGCCTACCGGTGACGCTGCGCAACGAGGTAAAGATATCCACACAGCATTTGAGAATGCTATTGACCAGCAACAAGCTTTACTTGAGCCATTTGAGTATTGGAATGACTACGTTGTAAAGCTTATTGAGAAAGGGGCCAAGAGTGAGATGCAATTCGCTGTCAAAAAAGACTGGACTCGTACAGATTTTCTTGCTGCCGATGCTTGGCTTCGTGGCATTTATGACGTGTTGTGGATTGATGGCACTACTGCTCACGTCATGGATTGGAAGACAGGTAAAGAAAGGGATTACAGCGATCAGCTCAAACTTTATGCCACCATCATAATGGCGGAGTATCCAAAAGTAGAAACTGTTACCACTGAGATCTGCTATATTGATCTCAACAAACGCCATGCAGGACAAGCGTATTCTCGATTAGAGCATGAGAAGCTTAAAGAATGGGTTACTACTCGAGTTACCAAGATTGAGAATGACGACATCTTTGCCCCACGACCATCTCATGGTTGCAAGTGGTGCCATTTTAGAAAGTCCAATGGGGGTCCTTGCCAATGGTAACTCGAGCATTACTCGAACGTGACCTTGAAGCATACTTTACACAGCAATGCAAAAAACGAAAGCTATTAACACTAAAGCTACATGTCCGATATGCGAGAGGATGGCCCGACCGGATCGTGGTCTTACGTGGTGGACATACATTATGGGTGGAGTTGAAAAAACCTGGGGGAAAGACAACACCCCTACAGGACAAAGTACACAAGCAACTAAGAGATCATGACCATACGGTGTACGTGCTAGATTCTAAAGAAGGGATTGATAGTGTTTTGGGACCCACATGAGTATCAAAAAGAAGCCGTAAAGTTTCTCATTACTCGAGGCTCAGGTAGTCTTTGGCTCGACCCCGGCCTTGGCAAAACTTCTATCGTACTCTCAGCTTATCGTATTTTAAAGACCAAGGGGCATTGCAAAAAGATGCTGGTGCTAGCCCCTCTGCGGCCTACGTACGCTGTATGGCCTGCAGAGACTAAGAAATGGGAACAGTTTGCTGGCTACTCGGTTGGCATATTGCATGGTGGCAATAAGAATAAAGTTCTTAAGCAAAACCACGACATTTATGTGATGAACTACGAAGGCATTGGCTGGCTCTCATCTCAACTTAATGGCAAACCTTGGCCATTTGAAATATTGGTTGTGGATGAGATCTCGTACTTAAAGAATACTCAATCTCAACGTTACAAGTCTTTGAAGCCATTGTTGAATAAGTTTGATCGCCGCTGGGGTTTGACTGGCTCACCTGCGCCTAATGGCTTATTGGATATCTTTGGCCCTCAATACGTGATTGACCAAGGTGCTACATTCGGGCCTTACATTACTCGCTTTAAGAATGAGTATTTCTATCCATCTGGCTTTGGCGGGTATGAGTGGAAAATCAAACCTGATGGCGAGCAGCGTATCTATGATGCTCTGGAAGGCAAGGTCCTTCGTATGGCAGCGCTGGACCATCTAGATTTGCCTGAGTTGACATACAACAATATCTATGTGGATTTACCTGATGAGGCCAAGAAAATCTACAAGCGCCTCGAGGATGATCTCACCATTGATTTGCAATATGGCAACATAACAGCTGCGAATGCAGCCGTGGCGGTCATGAAATGTCAACAAGTTGCCAATGGAGGCTCATATCTAGATGGAGAAAATAAAGAGACAATACACATCCACGACGCCAAAACACAAGCCGTTCAAGATCTGGTTGACGAATTGTCAGGCCAACCTTGCATTATCGGGTTCCATTTTCAACACGACTTGGAAAGGCTCCAAAAAGCTTTTCCTCAAGCTCCAGTTATTGGTTCTGGGGTTGTGGGTGATCGACTTGATCGTATTGTTAGCGCATGGAATGCCATGGAAATTCCAGTTTTACTTGCGCACCCGATGTCTGCTGGCCACGGCCTCAATCTTCAAGGCTCTGGCCACGCAGTTATCTGGTACTCGCTTACATGGTCGCTTGAGGTTTATGAGCAATTCATTAGACGCCTGTGGAGACAAGGTCAAAAAAATCACATCGTAGTTCACCACATTATTGCCAAAGATACCGTGGACGAGGCCATTGTCTCAGCAGTAAAACGCAAAGACAAGACTCAACAAAATCTGTTAAATGCGGTGCGCGATTACGTGCAACGTGATAAAATTGAAATTGCTGTTGATCATTGAAAAGTATGCATGTTAAACTTCTATCTATCAATTCCAACAGGAGAACCTACTATGTCTGAGGTAAAGCGCCGCCGTGTCAATAAACAAGCAAAGATTACAGTGCTAGTGGATGAGAACCCAAAGCGTAAGAATACGCTAGCAGCAGATCGATTTGCATTATATGAAAATGGTATGACAGTTGAAGAATACATCAATGCAGGTGGTCGTGCTGGCGATATTGCGCATGACGCTGCTGCAGGGTATATCGACCTGGAAGACTAATGAAGATCCTCATAACCGGCGTCACCGAGACGCATACAAATCATCCACAACGTGCAAGCTCTACAAAGTTTGTATCAATACCTGAGTTGATGCGTAACGCGTTCGAGCGACTGGTGCATGATGTTGACCATCGAGCAGTAGGGGCAGGTGAGGATCTTTCAGAATATCAGAAGGTTTTCATCTACCTATACCCTGTAGACCATAACGCAGTTAACGTCAATGGGGCTATATGGGCATTGCAGCAACGGCCAGATGCTTGGCTTTGTCTTGATGATTGGTCATTTCAAAAGCTGCTACCTACATGGGGCAACTTCACTGACATCAAATTGCTTACCAATCGTACATGGTTAGCACCATTATTTCCATGGGGTGACACTAAATTGATGGGTCTGCCGGTTGATGACTTACGTCATTGGGACCCATCGCCTTTGTATAACTTACCTAAAGTACATAGACTACGCTGGCAAGAAAGAAAAACTGAGTGGTATAACGCATCATTATCGAAAGACGCACATGAGTGGGCAGATCGGCAACATCTTACCTGGCCTATTCGTGCCGTGGGTGGAAAGTCCCTTGGGCAACCTAGGATTTTGGAGTCTCAAATTGTCTGGGAATATGGATCCTATAAAGGCGTGCTTTGTCCTACCTATGAACATGCCGGATGCGGATGGTGGCGTGTCAGATACTTGCATGCTGCACATGCTGGAGCTATACTCGGTAGCGACCCCAAAGAAACCGGTATGATTCACCCCGCATATGGGTACACACTAAAAGAAATTGAGAAGATGGGCGACGAAGCCAGAGAATACTTGGCATGGTTGCAAGCAGATAAGCTGAAGGTTGCGACCTTACATGAAACGATGCAAAAAGTAGAAGGGTGGCTTGCATGATCATAATTCTTGAAGGGCCGGATGGTGGTGGCAAAACCACTCTATCTGAGAAGTTGCGGCAAATGCTTAACCATGAAAAGTTAACCAACGTCGTAAAGCATGGCCCTTATACCGGCATGTCATCTGAAGACTTATGTAAGACATACTTTAGATCCATGTCGCAGGCACTAACCTATGACGATCACGTCATACTTGATCGTAGTTGGCTATCAGAGCCTATCTACGGTGAGGTATATCGCAATGGCGTAACTCGTGTTGATACTCCACGACATCGTATGCTAGAACGAGTGGCTTTAACTCGTGGCGCCGTAGTTGTCCATTGCCAACCTGAGTTTGCGCTATGCGTTGATACTTTCAAGATGCGCAAAGATATTGAGTACCTTGATACAACTGAGCAATTGGGCAAAGTATACGAGGCATACGAAACTTTGCCTATGCATACCTGTTTGCCTATAGTGCACTATGATTACGAAAAAGATACCGTCAGTGACCTACTAGAAAAAGTCATGGCCAAGTCAATTACCAATCGCGCATCTGGAGGTGGTTGCTTTAAGGAAGGCAATATTCTTATGCTATGCGATAAAGGGCCTCGCACCAATATGCGAGCCTCTGCAGCTGTGGTGCCATTCATTAACTTCTTAGATGATGATGGCCCTAGTCGTATGCTAGCGCAAACATTAGAAAATGAAGGCGTGCCTGAGAAAGATCTCTATTGGATCAACACACAAAACTATCTTGGCTCTCCAACAGATGCAAAATTCATTAACCAACTTAAACCAAGCCGCATTTTTGCTTTAGGCAATAACGCATACAGTTGGGCAGCCAACGCAGGTGTGCAAGTATATAAGTTGCCACCGCCTTTATATCATATGCAGCACTTTCCGCATTTGCCATACCACATTACTGAGAGCGACTATGGAAATACCACTCATTCATCGTGAAGAAGATCTCATCCTTATTTATAAGGCACTTGAATACCGTGGAACTCGATCTGAGCCACGCGGAGAGAGTACTCTTGAGATTGAGAACTTTACTTATACTGTCAATCCTTTCGTTCGCTTTAACAATTTTGTTGGTCGCAACTTTAATCTTAATTATCTCAAGCGTGAGATGGCTTGGTATATAAAAGCCGACCCGCTCGATACCTCCATTGCTGAGCATGCCGCTCAATGGGGCAAGATTGTTGTCAACGGCAAGCTCAATAGTAATTATGGCTCATATTGGTTTGGCAAATATGGTGTACGACATATTGTCAACATTTTGCAGAAAGACCCCATGAGCCGCCGCGCGGTCATACCTATGTATGGAACTGACGTAGACCATATGGATAGCGAGGCTAAAGATGTCCCTTGTACGATTGCCATTGAATTTCGTCTACGCCGTGGCCGGCTTAATGCAAGAGCTATTATGCGTAGCCAAGATGTTCTATGGGGAATGGCTAATGATCTCCCAACTTTCTCGTTTTTGCAAGAGATCATTGCAGTCTTGCTTAATGCAGAAGTTGGCACTTTGGCCGTCTCAGTAGGCTCATTTCATGTTTATGAGTCAAGAATGAAGATGTTCAAAGAGATTATTGAAAAGTCAACGCATCAACCTATTGTAGACGCGCCACCACGTATTCAAAGATACGAGGCGCATTTGTTAATGGATAAGCACATTGACAGCTCACATGCGTTCTCACGTTGGCTGCTTAATGTATAATTTCACGTGTAGCACCTGACCATTGAAAGGAATACAACATGACCATCAATCGCATACGCTGGACCACAGAAGAACGTGGCACCGTTATTACAGCCACAGCCAAAAAGCTGAATGAGGGCTACAAAATAGGTGACGCTTTGCGAATAGCGCAAAGTCTACTGCCATCTGATCGGCAAAGACCAGAAACAAGTCTATATAACGCTGCTGACATTATTGCCGCAGCGCGTAAGTTGGCCAATGCAACCATTCCTAAAACGTATAGCGTAAGCACTCAAGAAGTCAAACACAATAAGCAACCTACACAACCGGAAATTAAGGCCTCCAGTGCCCATCCAGTGCCCCAGAATGAAGGCTCTTTGGATAGTCTAATAGATACCATAGCACAAAAGATCGCGGCATCCATTAGAACCGAGGTTGTTAAAGTTGTTAAAGAGTTAGAGCATGAGTTCAAAGTCTCACGCAATAACCCTGAGTATGAAGCAAACGGCAAGTCTAAGCCCCGTGTTACTATTATTGGACTACGCGAAGATCAGATGTCAATGATTGAGCATGAATACGCCAATCGATATAACTTCAAGTTTCTTACGGCTGACGACGCCAAAGGCTCTATTGCAACTGATGCTGATGCGTATTTGCTGATGAAGAATTTCATCTCACATGCAGTTTTTGAGAAGTACCAAATCTATAAAAATCACGTCTTGATTGATGGGGGCATGACGGCGTTGCGGGGTTGGTTATCGACTAAAGGAGTTGAACTATGAGCATTCCCTTTGAGTACGTATACACGCCTTCAACCACGGATGTAACGATTCGTTGGCGTATCAAATATGGCTGGGTGCCACCTACTGAACAAGAAAACTTTAAAAAGAAATGGGCTGAGTTTAGAGCTCAATCTGCTCGAGGTATTGAGAGTCTTGAAGCTCACGAAGACCCGATTAATGATCGTAAACACGACAACGCCGGAAGGGTTATTCAATGGAAGACCAAGTAAAAGAGCAGTATCACGAATGGATGAGCTTACTCATCAAGACCAAAAATACGGACTTGCTTAGAGACCCCTACAATGTTTGGTTGGAAGCTTGGCACGTCGCAACGCTATTTGCAGAAAAAAAGACCCCCGTACTAGACGGGGGTAAAACCACAAACTAGGTGCGAGATTACCTAGGTTGTGGCGTTGCGGCGGGAGAAAGAGGAGACTCGCCGGTATAACCCTTGTAGAGCTCGTATGCCAAAGGTGGCGCAGACAATAACAAACCAGCCCCTTTAGCTGCCGGATGCGGCAAGGTCATGAGTGCACCACCTGTGGCTGAGAGACCATGCATAACTGTGCCAGGTATATCACCACGTTGTCCAGCTTCATAGGCTTGTACGCCCTCGTAGCCAGCCATGCCACCACCAAGGGTGCTACCCAATGGAAAGTTTTTGACAGCATAGCCAAGCCGCTTCATAATGCCAGGCTGGTTCATCTCTTGCAAAATTTGAGCGCGTTGGCCGGCTTTGGACGCCGCAGTTTGCGTTGAGGTCAGACCTTTTTGCAACTGCTCAAGCTCCAACTTGGTCTGATTGAGAGCCGAACTGGCTTGCTCGAACTTGGCTTGTGCCTGCTGCAAACGATTATATGCTTGTTCTTGCACAGGTGAGGTGAATTGGCCTGAGAACTCTGGCGCATTGGGGACAATCAAACCAGATCGAGCAGCTTTGAACTTTGCAGCCTCGCCGGTTTTCTCAAGTTCTTGTTGCAAACGATAGCCACGAGTAGCTTCAGTGACAGACTCACCGCCTGGGCCCATACTACCTACAACTTTACGTGACCATTTATCACCAGCAGCTTCGCCTGGTGTGGAGATTTCTGTAGGCAAATTATAGCGAGCTGCTTGTGCTCGTGCCTGAGAGAGCTCACGTTGTGCGTCATCCAATGCAATTTCCAATGACTGTTGCCGCGATAATAGATTTTGCATCTGCCGTGACGTAGATTGAGCTTCTTTTTGCCCAATCTTAGACGTGGCCTGTAACTCTTGAATACGTGCTTCACGTTGTGGTAAACGTGGAAATGGTTGACGATTTAGACCATACCCAACTGCAGCACCAGAAAGCGCAGCAGATTCTTTACTGATAGGCGAAGGCTTAGTTACTGACGGCTGCGTAGTTGTACCTTGCGCAGGCCCTGTTGTAGGCCCAGCGGTAAAGACCTCGTCCACTGCAGATAAGTCAGTTGAGTCTTGCGGTATTTGTGGCAATGGCTCAGTCGAGACTTCACGTGGTTTACGGCGCCGATCAGTTTTCTTTGGCGCAGTTGTGCCAGATGTTGCAAAGATAGGGTCTAGATCTTCAAGACGATCAGCCATGATTACCTCTTGTAGGGGTAGTGTTGCTCATATAACTGGCCATACAGGCTTTGATAGCGATTTGCAATATCGTTATAAGGCCTTGAGCCAAAGAAGTCACCAAAAGGCACACGCAAACCTGTTTGCTTATCCCAATCACGTAGTGCTGTGAAGTAGTCTTGTCGCATTTTCATGCCAAGAATACTTTCTTTGGCGTAGTATTTAATAGCGTCGGCAGCATCCCGTGGAGATACCATTGGCGCTTGTAGCAGAGTTACGTCAGCATTAGAAATCTGTGGGCCAAGAACTGACTTATTGACTCGAGCATTCTCAAAGAATTGACGTGCAATGATGGTACTAGCACGAGCTAAGACTTTTTGCTCATCAGGTGACAACTTAACTTTGGATAAGAACTCTTGCACTGGTGCTGAGAATGCGCCCCATGGAGTAGTAACACCTTTATCAGCCGCGGCTTGCAAACCGGCCAAGAGGCCTTGTTGCTGCATTAAGCCCCAGATTTGTGGGTACTTATCTGCCAAGTCATGCAATTCTTTCAAGTCACGAATGTTGGAATTAACACGATCAGGCGTCCAAGAATTGAAAACATTGCGCTGTTCTTTCCATTCTTCATCCGATAGCTTCTGGCGCTCTTTCATACCTTCAGCACGAACAGCCAAAGGCACACCAGCGTCACTACGAGATGTGTCAATAGTTGTAGGTTGTGGCTGCACAGGTGATGGCGCTGCACGACCGCTAGGCGTCAATGGGGCTGTAGGTGCAGTTGTACCAGTTGAGCCAGGGCGCAAAGCATTGAGATACTCAGGCGGTATCATTTGCAAAAACTCAGGGCCAAACTTGGCTTCCATCTCAGCCAAAGAAACGCCATTTTTGATCAAGTCAAGGAAGTTCTTAATGGCGTCATTTTCCATTGCCGCCGAGTTCTTTAGAATCTCACCAAGCTTAGGGTACTTGGCAGCAAAGGCGGCATAGATATCAGGTGTAATCTTACGAGTTATACCTGCTGGAAAGCGACCTGTTTGTACACCCTCAGCAGTTTGCTGTGGAGAAGTACCAAGCAATTGCCCAAGCATTCTCATGCCTTCAGCTTGGTTGGCCAACTCATACTTTTGGCCTGCAATTTGCGCACGTAATTGAGCAATAGGTAACTCAAGCTCACGTTGCTTAGCTTGTTCTTGCCCAATAGTACCTGCAACACGGCCTACAGCTTCGCCAAATGTACCGGTGCGACCAGGGTCAAGAAACTGCGCCGCCACGTTCCACATATTGGTACCTTGGCGCGCTTCAAGAGCGGTCAACGTTTTATTTAACGCATCAAGGTATTCTGCTTGCGCGCCTTCATCAAGGCCAATGCCTGTAGGCGCTTTAGGAATTGTTGGTAGTGCCATGGTAGCCTCTTAAAATTGTTTGCCTAACCAATCCCATGCGCTTGAGATGCCTGAGCCAATTAAGCCGCCTATTGTGGTATTTGTTCCACCTGTGGAGCCAAGTGACGCACCTAACAATGAACCTAGTCCCGCAATTTGTGACAAAGGTGATGCAGCATACGCGCCAGGCAGTGGACCTTGATACGTAGAAGATACATCGGTTGGTACACTGTAGCCCTTAATAAGCTGTGACGTGGTGCCTAATGTTTGCAATGGAAATAGTTGCTGAGCCTGGCCAATTTGTTGTTGCTGCGCTCCAAGTGTAGCCAAGGCATTGATATCGCCAAGACCAAGTTGTTGTTGCGTACCAGCCAAACCGCCAAGTTGTTGCGCACCGGCTAACTGTCGAGCCAAGTCAGTTTGCGCAGCCGTCATAGCATTTTGATACCCTTGGCTAAGTGCCATGGATTGACGGCCACCAATATCTGCTAATGCATCACGAATGGTGCGGCCTAATACTTGAGCTCCGCGTTGAGACCCAAATTGGCCTGTGCCTACGGCTCCGGATACAGCACCGGGTGCAAGATTCTCAACAATATTACGCTGCCCTAGACGGCCAATCTCACCTACAACTTGTGAAGTGTAGGGGTCCATATATTGGCCAACCACAGATGGCGCAGTTGTGCCAGCACCTGTTTGGGCCATATTGACAGCCGCTTGCAGCGTAGGAGCATAAGTGCCCACATTGGCTTTGGTTAAATCAAAAGCTTGTTGTTGCAATGGAGTTGCGCCAACAAACTGAGCTTGTTGACCAGCTTGTAGTCCTTGCTGCGCAATATTGCTAAGGTAGTCAGTATACCAACTTGGCGCAGCTGTCTTTTGCGCCTGTGTGACTGTTACGCTAGGTAGCGCTTCGCCGACAGTAAGTGCCATGATTTAGCCTTTCAAATATTCCAAAGGTGACTTCGCAGCCGGCGGGATCTTCTTATGAGAAGCCGACCGCTTATGCTTACGAATATTTTCTCTCATCTCATCCAACATTTTTGCACCAGCTTTATTGGAACCATTCCCCAAAGCTGCTACAGTATCTGCATCAAATACGTACTCACCATCAGCCAACATAGCCGGTATGCTATCAGATTGGCCATCACCTTCACCTTCTACATAATATCCTGTTTTTCCGGTAATAAACTGTGGAATGTGGACATCACCACCGCTTCTAAACATGAAAGGCTCTGCACGATCAGAGCGTTGTAAGCCTGCCATACGAGCTGCATCAAAGCTAAACTCATCAGGCCTAATAAAGCTAGTTTTTTCTGTTTCCACGGGCCCAAGACCAACTTGTTGCTCAGGCTGAGGCTGCTGAGCACCTTCTTGCTTGAGGTATTGCGTATACATATCCAATGGCGACTGTTGTTGCTGCGCGCCGTATGTGTAATAGCTTTGATCAGGCAGACGCGATGAGATAACATCTAGCAGTCCACGATCCACATTGGCTAAGCCAGGGTAAAGCTGCTGCAACTGTAAGAGCTGATCATACGCCGTTTGTGGCATCTTGGTTTGCAGCATAGTTGGTGTAGGCTGCTGCGGTGTAGCCCCTGATAGAGTAGGTGTTGATAGTAAACCTAGTGAGCCGGCGCCTGATAAGCCTGTTGCAGCAGTTCTAATATTACCTATGCCTGCCAAAGCTTCCGGCGTATATTCTGTTAATGGAAACTCTTGCGAGGCTTTTGCGTACTCATCAAACTCAGGTGTGTCTTGTTCCTCACTAGGCAAATATCGCCACGGTTGTGTTTCAATTTCGCGCTGACCTATGACTTCAACTTCTTCTAAAGTACGTGGGTCAACGGGTCTTGTCACAATAGATGAGCCATCTATTGAGCCTAGAGCGCCTAAAGCTGCTTGTCTTTGTATATCCTCATAGCCATATTTGCCTGTTGCATAGCCAGGTAATGGTGTAGCTAATTGCCAATTAGCAGGTGTTGTAGCGCCCGCGCCAAAGCCGCTTAATGCACCAGCACCGGCTTGGCCAGTAATGCTTGAATAGTCAGGCCCCATATCGCCCATGGCCATGACCTGATCAACCGGCAAACCTGCTGTAGTTTGTTTAGGCGATGTGTCTGCGCTTTGCGCTTTTAATCCAGATGCAGCAATGGATGGGCCGGCTGCTTGCAATGCTTTATATAGATCCTCGCCACGAACAAGTGCCTCAGACCCGACTTTAGCTACATTGCCTGCTGCATCCAGCATAAAAGGCAATGCGCCGCTCTCACCCATATATTTAGTAACTGCATTTTGCGCTTGCGCTGATGCAAAATTGCCTGCCACATTAGCAAGTATATTCTCACCAATATTATTAGGCGCAATGGCTGCAGACGCTAACCCGGTGGTGATGCCTTGCGCAATGGTTTGTTGCGCTTGATCAAGTGAGATGCCTGCAAGTTTGGCAACAGCTTTTACGTTCTCAACGTTACCTAGCGCTGTGTTGGCAATATCTGCTGCTTTAACTTGTGCCAATGCGCCGGCGCCGCCCATAAGAGCAGCTTGTTGAATATTGCCACCTGTTAGTGCGGCTAAACCTGCGTTAGTTACTGCGCCTGCAAGTGTGCTACTTATTGCGCCACCAATGCCGGCAGTGCCTAAGCCGGTAGCGGCACCAATTTGACCTGCCAATGCGCTAGTGAGACCGGGTAATGCAAACGAAGCAGCAATAGCAGCTATTGGCAAAAGATCGCCGTACCAAGTCTCGCCTGTAACATTTCGGGTAGCGTTGTAGTAATTGGCAAGTGGCGCGCCTTGATCGTTTGTTACAGGGACTAGGTTTCCTGAACCATCGGCTCGAAACAGCAGAGCAGCATGTTTGTTGCCATCAATAGAGTTGGCAACCATGTAGAAGTCTTTGGTTCTATCAGCAATTTCGTTATATAGAGACTGCTGGTCAAGCTTCTTACCTACATAGTATTGATTGACGTCTATGCCTAGCTGCTCTGCCGCTTTCTTAAAGTCAGTATCTGTTGCAGCTTGGTTAGTACCAGCCTTGACAATACCTCTTTGCGAAGATGCGCCAAGCCCACCTCCGCCAATGTTCCCCATGTCCAAACCAACAATGGCAGGCCCACGCATGGCTGTAGAGGCGTCAGATTTGACGTTCCAGCCAAACTTGTTCCAGTTGTCACGGTACTGCTGAGTGTCTATCTTGTTACTCTTATAGCGGTCAAGAACAGCATCCAGACCGCCTTGGTCAAGAATAGGCAACTTTGTATTGGGGTCAATATTACTAAATACATCAGGGTTTGCGCCCTGAATATTTACAGTTGGAATTGCAGACATCTTCAGAGGGTCAATCTGAGACGCCATGCCAACAACAGGTGTAATTAAATCTTGTAACTTAGTATTTTTAACTGCAGTTTGAATTTGCCCCAGCAAAGTTTGAACCTGCTTTGCGTCTGCCATCTTAGTGACATCGCCAAGGCTATTTCTAATAGTATCTACATAACTGCTAACATTGCTAATTGCTTCGTTGCGTTGATCAAGATAGGGTTGAATTGAGTCAACAATACTTTGATATTTAGCTTGCGCAGTCTCAAAAGTTTTATTTGCAGTATCAAAAGCAGTTTGAGCAGGCTTAATAGTGCTATTTTGATACGCTTTCTCTGCGTTTGCTCTTGCTGTATCTAGTGTAGCATAGGCTTTATCAACTGCAGTAACAGCTTTTCCATACGCAACCTCGCCAGCTTTTGCTTTTTTGTAGTCGCTATCAAACATGCTGTTGTATGCTTTGTCACGAGCAGCCTCAGCAGTTGTAATGGCTTTTAGCGCGTTTTGGTAAGCCGTGTTCTTGGAAAGATATGAGCCATCATCAAATACAGCCCGCAACTTATCAAGTTTTACCTGCGCGGCATCTAAAGCTTTTTGTGCATTGTTGACGGCTGTTTGGCTAGTCTTAGATGAAGCTTGCGCATCCGTGTACTTTTTATTTGCGGCAGTAACTGCAGCAATCGCTTTTTGGACATCAGCAAGTTTTACAGCGGTGTATGCCATATTAGCCTCGAGGATTGATGGCGCCAACTAACGCAGCGGCCCAATCTTGCCAATTATCAAATTTATACGGGCTAGGAATGCCCTCATTAACAAATACGTCAATGGCGTTCAAACCTACACCCCAATCTTGCCACGCATTCTCATCACTTGGAATTTGCAATTGCTGTGGCGCGTAAAGCTCACACATCAAGCAAGCCCATGAGGTAAAGCTATGGTACCGTGGGTCATAAATGAGACCAATGTTAGCCATTGTAGCCTCGTACGTCTCCAATATTGCCAACTAATAGAATGCGGCCTGTTTGAAAATCACCACCGGCTACATTGCTGACAAACTTCAATCTCAACTCACGGCGCTGCTCACGCAAATCAATCTTATTGGTGCCTGGGCTAAACGTATAGGCGTCAGATACTTTATCCGCCGCTTGGGCATATGGTCTGCCAGTAATGTAGAGATCCATATTACCGGATTGCACAAAATCTGGCTCAATTCTGGACACATCTAACCATACATTATTGCCTACCATGGCAGGCTCGGAAGGGCCGCCACTAACCCAACCCAGGTCGTTGGTCTCAATATACGACTCAATGGCATTAACATTGACCCCTTTGACGGCATCAGTGCCAATCTCATGCTGCCAAAGAGATACTGTATTGTATGTACTATCAATTGTTAGTTGAAATCCGGCACCGCCGCCAAACGTGCCAGTAAGAATGTCACCTACCGTGTAGTTTTGGCCATGCGCAGTAATCTGTACAGCAGTTACAATATTGGTGGCAACGGTAATGGTTGCATACCCACCTGTGCCTGTGCCACCTGTCAAAGCAATAGCAGTATAAGTGCCGTTAGTATACCCACTACCAGCGTTAGAAATGCTAACAGCGTTAATTCCATTAAGAGACTCCGTATCCCAACCTGCGTTAACCGGATATCTAAACACCTGTGAGAAATATCCAGCAGAACGGCGAGCCCCCAATGCCTGGCCTGCATCATACCAGCGATTCTCGCGAATGTTGTAAATGATGGCGTCATTACACTCGGTTGAATTACCACGTGGGTAATACCACCAGATCTCGCCAAATCGTGGCACTTTGGAAGCCCAAACTTTATTTCTTTGCGCGTAGTTCAAATTGTCAAAGAAATAGTTTTGGTTCATATCATTGGGGATTTCTTTGACCACGCCATTGTAAAGCAAGAAGCGGTCTACGCCACACCAATAATAGATGCCATCATACTCAATCACTGATTGGCTAGATAGAATGGAGGACTGACTTGAAATAACGTCATACCGCCAATACAGCGTTTGTGCGCCAATAGTGGTTGGGTTGTATGAAACTCGAATCAATGAGTCCAACGACCAAAACAATCCTGATGGTGCATTGGAGCCGCCACGTACTGGCAAGCCTTGCACAATCTTGGTGCCTGCTACGTTAGTCTCGTTAGCATCAGCAGAATTCCAATCAGTAAAATCACCTGCAGCACAATTCTTAATGAGTCCATTATTACCGTAAACAAAAACGTAAGGGTGCAATACAACAAGACCCCCACTAACTGAGATAGGGTTGTTGGTAGGCGTTGAGCCGCCGGTGTCAGCCAATTGCGCCATGGTTGTACCAGTAATCAAACCTTGCAATACAGGAGTATTGATTTCTGACGCTATATCTGATAGGTTTTGCCCAGGATGCGCAATGAGCGTATTGGCTGCTCCGGCTACGTTATAAAACGTATCAAACTGCCATAGATTATTGGCATTAGCAGTAAAGTTAGATAAAGTAAAATCCAGAACACCGGTACCTACGCCAATATTGTTAATAGGGTCAACTTGCAAACCTGCAGCGTAGCCACTAAATACATAGTTCAAACTGGCTTGTGGGCTAACATAAATACCACGTGATGGGCCTGCAAAGTCATTAGATATCTCGCGATAGCCGGCCATTTTACGAGGACGACCGCGTTGAAAGCGTACCCAACGACCATCCGAGTAATATTGACGGTCAAAGACAGTACCATCCCGCTGTATGCCTGCTGCGGTATCTAATGCAAATACTTTCTCATCAGACATTAGAATGTGCCTCCACTAATGCCATTGGTAAAAGTACCGGTGCCGGTTACTGTCAAACCGGTGGCTGTCAATTGTAAACGTTGCGTGCCTAATACAGCAATGTTAAACGCGCCTGCGCCACCGCGATAAATACCGGTATTGGTCTCAGCTGCAAAGTTAAGACCAGGATTAGAAGCGCTGCCACTAACAATGCTCAACGCTGACGCACCAGCTTGTACAGTATTGGCGTTAAAGAAGTTGGTGCCATCGCAAACCAGTGTTGCCTGTTGTCCTGGTGGAATAGTAGCTGCAAATGAGCCGGAAATGCCAGTGGTAACTGTCAACGTATAACCATTGTCAATGGTCTGATTACTGATGACATATAAGTTAACCACAGGTGGGTAGTTGACAGTGACATTGCCTGTCAACGTACCTACGTATTCCTGAATAATATTAGAAGCTTCAGATGGAGTAAGTGTGTATGAGCCTGTAACAACAGGCTTGGTAATGGCGTTAAAGACAAATTGACTACTTACGCCATACCCAACAGTCACATACTCAGTGCCTGTGCAAATGATAAATGAGGCCTCACTAGGCGCGTATTGCTTAAAGGTACCCCCATCAATCAAATCAGGGCCCGAAGTGTTAATGGTTAGAGTACCAGAGCCATTATTCTTAAAGATGGTAAACCAATTATCACCTAATGTTGCTACTGCAGGTAGAGTAGCAGCGCCAGCGCCGCTGGCCCAAATCTTAGTTTGTGCTCGATCTGCAGCTACAAACGTATAGCCATTGGTGATACTTGTCGTTGGATGGCTTTGGTTTAACGTTGTTGAAATGGCCAGCAGACCATAGCCTGCCAAGGTTGCAGCATCTGCACTAGATGTTCCTGTGCCAAATGCAATGATACCCCAAGTACCAGCAGCAGTAGAGTTAGAAGTGACATAGATATACTCCGCTTCACCTGGGCCAATAGAAATGATAGTACCGCCGGCATTATTCTTAACCGTAAATGCTGAAGCACCAAGATTGCGAATTAAAGAATCAGTACCTACAGAGGTCTGATTGGCCGGTGGCATTATTAGCGACAATCCGCTTGTTGAAGGCGTAACCTCCATAATACGAGCGGCGTAATTGCCTGCGGCATTGCCATTGATAGGCCATGCCAATGTCGTATTGGTGGTTAAAGCAAACGAGCGGTAGCTAACATCCGTGGGTTGGATGACGTCGCCAGTAAATGGTGAGACGTAAGATGTCATGAGTCAACCGCCACAGTTTGTCGATCGCCAGTACGCTGCACATCCTCGGCTTTCAATGTTGCTATACTCTCGTCATACAATGCTTTCCATACACCTACGCGATTGTCATTCTTTAAGAATGGCATAGCCTGCAATAGAGAGCCATAGAGTAATGCCTGAGGCGCATACTCAGTAAACCAATTGGTTTGATTGGTGGCATCCAATGGTTGCGGGCGCTCGTAATAGACCACTTCAAATGGGTATGCTGCTGCTGGCGTAGGCGCAATCAGCCAATGCGTGTAGTCGTAATCAGCATAATACAAAGGCACATCAGTGGCAGTGGCATCAGGCCAGTAATTGCGCAAATACTCATACTTGCGTAAAAGCACAGGTTGCTTCTCACCATTGACAGTAATGGACATAGACACCGTCTTGCGCCAACGTGCTGGTTTGGCAATCACAGGATTGCCAGATACCATGGTTGCCGTATCCACAGTCAATGTGCCTAGAAATTTAATTTGGCTGGCAATGATTTGCTCAGCCAGCATAATGAAAGTGGGGATCTTATTGATCGTGGCAGCGTCGGTACGTTCGAGATAACTCTCGATATCCGCTGCCAACGATGTGTATGTCATTACTGCTGCCATTATTTGCCTCGTTTAGCTTTTGCACCCTGCATATTTGCAACTAAAGAGGGGTAAACCGTGCCGGTTTTCTTGGCAAAAGCTTTGGCAGCTTTTTTCTGGTTGGGGCTAAGAGGCTTGGACTTGCCAATACTCTTAGGGCGTGGCTTTTCCCAGATAGGTTTATCGCTCATTATATTCCCTTTCTATACCAGAATGATATCTCAATGTTGACTTCTTATGGCTTCGTATTGACTGTAGCATTGCTTGAGGGCTGCTCTGATCTCGTCTGCTCTGGCAGCTTCCCCGACAAGAAACTCTCCATCCGGCCGATAAAGCTGCGCTCCAGTACATCCTGCGGTAGCTTGTCCAGAGCCGGCGGTTTGGGCTGTTCCACTGGCACCGGTGCTGGGGCGATCTTGCCGCTGGCGCATGACGTTAGAAAGAGCGGTAGTACGAGCATTAAGGTTTCTAATCTCACGATCTTTTTCCTGTCTAATATTGTCAGCGGCTTGCTGCCAATTCTGCTCTTTCTCTCGAGCTTGATTTACAGCCTCAGTATGCTTAGCCAGTAAGTCTGCTTTCTCATGATCCCATTGTTGCTGAATCTCAGCTCTACCGGCTTTGTCGCCTCTCCAGTAACCTATTCCGGATGCACTCAAAAGGGCCACGAGCATCGCAAGTAGAAACCATGGGTTCATATACGCCATCATTTTGCAGGTGGCTTAGTGCCTTCTAGCTTCTTATGAACCTTGACAGTCTTGCAAACCTGCTTCTTGGTCTTGGCGTCTTCCATACAGACTTTCTTCATCTCACCGCCAGCAAGTGCAACAAGTGGAATAAATGCAATAAGTAAAAGCAGACTTTTCATTACTCAATCTCCGGATGAGGGGGTTGGACAGGTGCCAATTTGCCTTTATAGCCGGCTACCACTGGAGGGGCTGCACTAACTGGCTCTATGGTAGGCTCGACTCGTTTTGCCACAGGTGTAGGCGCAGATGGGGTTGGCTTATCTTCTCTTTCTTCTTTGGTTGATAAGCCAGGCGGGGTAAACTGTGGTAGAGCGTCTTTGCCTTTAACGGCTAATAGCGTAGCCAAACTGCCCAAGATATACTTAGACATATCTGAGAGGATGAGAAAGAACTGCTTATCTGCCGGTGCCATGCCATTCATAGGCTGAGTGACAAACACCACAGAGTAAAGAGATACGCCAACCATGATGACGACAGTACAGCAAAAAGTAAGAGCAATGCAAAACTTAATTACCGCATCGTGCTGTTCCTGAGTCAGTGCAAGGAACTGGCTTATCAACTTTAGGGGGTTCATCTTTCATGTCCTCTGGCTTAGTCAGTTGGTCAGGGCAAGTGCCGGTGGCTGAGCAATAAGGTCTTTTGCATTCTTTCTTTTCCCAGTTTTCTGGATCTTGGCATGGATATCTATATCGATCGCAGCTTAATAGACTACATACCAAGAATACGGCGAATACGCGCATGCTGTAGCTCCCTATCATCCATCCCTTTTGTGCCACCATTGATTCTTTTGCTTAGAGTTACGAAGTCACCAGAGTCGGCAAACTTATTTAAATTATTGGTCTCCCAAAACCAACACGCACTTTGAGCTGCGCCTTCAAAAGTTTGCATGTATTCAGAAGCTTCCTGAACCGTAATCTCAAGGCTCATGGCAAAGTTGCGGTAATTCTCGGCGCCGGTAAGCTGAATGATGCCACGTCCCGCATGCAGCCAACCATCACCTGATGCCTCATCTCGATTCCCCATACGATTGGCGTAGACGCGGTTGGCAATAGCTTGAGGCTTTTTTTCATAGCGCAACGCCGTTTCCATATCTGGAAAGTAGCGTGGGAATGTCTTTAAGAGGCCTGCAGCTTTGTAATTGAGATTTTCTGATAGATAGACAAATCCACCAGATTCATGGTGACATTGCGCCAAGAAGGCAGCAACTCGAACCGGCGTATTGATATCATACTCATCAAGCAGTGTGGCGCCATTTAGCTCAGTTTGAGGCATAAAAAGAGCTTCATGCCAGTGGTTTGGGTATTTAGTATGTGGCGCAAACTCTTTGAATTGTTTAAGGGTTAGCATTATTCACCCAATAAAATTTTTGCACGTAACTCACGCATCTTTCTAAACTCCTGCACTGCGGCTTCAGTGGCGTTTTGCATATCGATGTAAGCTATGCCTAAAAGAGGTATGGCAATAACGAATGTCAATGCCATTATTGCCAAACATAGTACGATAACCCACGGTACGTCTGACTCGTCCTTAGAAGAATCATTACGCCCCACATCCATAGGAGGACGAACAGGATTGCCCCAATCCATGCCCCCATTGCCTTTGCTCGGTTTATTGTTCTTCTGCGTCGCCATCTTGCAATCTGCGCTTTTCTAACTTCGATAGCAAGGGCCTCGTTTTGTTCAAGCACAATGGTTTGCCACATTGTTTCAAACCGAGTCCAGACATCCCCCAATTCGCTTGGCGTATTCCAGACCATTTCGTGTCTAACTTCTGCCAGCATCGCATCCAATTGTGTGCGAATCTTTACTCGTCTTAATGCTCTACGAGCAAGAGATTCACTGCCTTTATAGAGCTCTTTTGCTGAGGCTTCTTCAGCAATGTAAGCTTTTACAATTCTGTCATACTCATCCACAAAGTTGCCAAGGTGCTCCCATATATCATCAAGTACTTGATGTGGATCAGCATTCTTTACTTCTTGTACACGCTTTACTTCTTGGTTATACTGCTTTGTTTGCTCAGGTGTTGGGTCAACTATTTTGTGATACTGCTCTTTTAGATCTTTAAGAACTCCGGATACGTCACCTGCTGTTGCCTTGATCTCTTTGTATAAAGCAACACCCTTTTTCGCCATATCGATGGCCGTGGTTGCTGCCTTAATGGCAAGACCAATGCTGACCGGGTCAAGCACATTACTTATCCGCTTTGTTCTCTAAACGATCGAAAATTTTACTCAACATCTCTTTGATATCATCAATATCTCGACGATAATCATCTTTGGTCACATAAGTCTTAGGCATTTCTCTAACATCATCATCCAGATCATCAATGGATTTGACGATGCGATAAAGAGCAAAGCTGCCAAAGAAAGCAGCCAAGCCTAAGATGATATTGAAAATCACTTGTACGTCCATTTATTCCACCGGAACTGGCTCTTCAACAAGGGTTGCTTGTTCAGCAGCAAGCTGCTCATTGTAAGCTTGAATCTGCGGTGTTGCTTGTTGATGTATGAGATTGACCCAGTAAGCTGCGTCGGTGTATGACAACTTACCTAGTGCAGTCAAAAGACCATTCAACTCATCAACATTCAGTGTAATTGCAACGTTCATACTGTTCTCCTTTTTAGTTGTAGACATCGCCTACCTCGCACGGCTGTAGTTAAACGGCGACTCTGCGAATGCCATGTAAATGTATGTGCCGCCTGATGCGTTTGCTCCAGCATTTGATGCGCGAACTTTAAACCCGTTGGACAAAATATCTATTGTGTTTTCGCTGGTCGTCCAAGTTCCGTTTTCAGCGGTTGAATTGTTTGGATATAAAGAATAGTTCGTCAGGTTGTAAGTATTCCGCGCCGTGTCATATACGCCCCAATCATTGATCGCATCGGTTCGCTTGATCATCACATAGCGTGGCCTAAACCCACAGTACACAAACGGGCCGTCTGTGCTGCCGTTGCCGGTGT